AAGGCTATTCCGAAAGCCCTGCGCGAGAACCCGAACCTGCGTATCCTGATGAGCATCGATGACTTTGACAAGTACGATGACGAGCTGACCGAACGCGAGTACAAGAATACGAGCGAGACGGACATAAACAAAAAGCGTTACAAGGGTATCACCATCGAGACGCTGAACTCCTGGCCTGACGATCTTATCGTGGCCACGCTCTGCTCGATGAGTGCCGACGGCAACCTTTTCGCCGGCGTGAACCTCCAGGACGACGAGGAGGTGATCCAGATCGACAAGTGGATGAACTCCAGCGAGCTGTACTTCTTCAAGCTGCTTATGAGAGCCGACACGGAAATCGCCTTCGGTGAGGAGTTTGTGGTGCTTGACACCCGTACCGACCCGGTGTTCAAGGCGGTGGAACGTAACATTTCAGCCGACCCTTCCGCCCTTTCGTTCAAGGCCGCAGGTGAGAGCAAGTATGTAACAGTCACTGCATCCGGTGATTATAGTGTGACATCCGTCCCTGCCGGTTTTACGGCGGTCGGTACCGATGACGGGCTGAAAATTACCGCCGAGGTGAACAGTAGCGGCAAAGCAGTATCCGGTACGCTTGTGGTAAGCCTGGACGCTGATCCGGAAAAGAAGGTTGAAATAGCGTTGTCCCAGGTGGCCGCTGATGACGAGGAAGGCGGTGCGTGATGGGCAGGCTGAAGTATCTGGTCATCCATTGCACGGCTACGCCTGAAGGGCGTGAAGTCAGTGGCGCAGAGATTCGCGCCTGGCACACGAACCCGGTATCCAAGGGCGGCCGCGGCTGGAAACAGGTCGGGTATACTGACCTGTTTCATCTGAATGGCGGCGTGGAGCGCCTGGTGGACAACAACGAGGACGCGAACGTGGACCCCTGGGAAATCACCAACGGCGTGGCCGGCTATAATTCCGTCAGCCGTCATATCGTGTATGCCGGCGGTGTAGCCAAAGACGGCAAGACCCCGAAGGACACGCGTACGGCGTGCCAGAAGCGTGCGCTTGAGAAGTACGTGAAAGACTTCCACCGCCGTTTTCCAGATGTCCGTATCGTGGGTCATAACGAACTGGCGGCGAAAGCCTGCCCCAGTTTTGACGTGCAGAAATGGCTTGTTTCAATAGGTATCAGACAATCATAAAAAAGTGATCATGGACACGAGCGTACTCTTGAACTGGATATTTGGCGGCGGCCTTCTGGCCGCTCTGACGGCCCTTGTAACGTTGGGCCCCACGGTCAGGAAGGCGAAGGCGGAAGCGGAAAAGGCGAAAGCCGACGCGGAGACCGTGCGGATAGACAACACGGAGCACGCCACGCGTATCCTGATCGAGAATATTGTAGAACCCTTAAAAAAAGAACTTAGTGCGACACGAAGAGAGATGGCGCGTTTGCGCAAGGCTATTGACGGTGCCAATGATTGCCTTCACCGTGCTGACTGTCCTGTCCTTCATGAGCTGCGCGAGCTCCCGAAAACAGACCCGGAGCTTGACGACGGTGAAAACCGCGTCAGGCGTGGACAGCGCAAGGTCCGGGCGTCGGGGGCTGGTGATGGCGGGCCTCCCGGCATCGGCGCTGACGTTGAAAATTCCGGTTCCTGACCTGCTGGCGCTTCCTGCCGGTGCCTCCTATCATGGTAAAAACGGGCAGGCTGGCGTAGATGTGACGTCCAGGGGCGACACGTTGGTGGTGACTTCCACCTGTGACAGTCTCCAGCGTCTGGTCCTCTGGTATGAGGAGGAACTGACACGTATCCGGGGCGATACCGTGAGTGTTTCGGAAGTTTCCGAAACGGAGTTCAAACAGCGTTTTAACCCCGTTAAAATCGCCCTCATTGCCTTTATCGCCGGTATGGCATCCGGCATAGTATTAACCGTTTTAATAAAGAGACGACTGTATGAAAAATAACAAGAATTTCATCTACGGCATCGCTGTTGTCACGTTCGGTGCCATGACTATCGGCTGGATCGAGAAGGGCAGCTGGGACTGGGGCGGCACGAAGCCCGAGAGTGTCGATGTCGAAGCCGAGCAGGTTCCCGACGCCCCCGTCCTGACATTGCTCCAGAAGAACGGGCAGGTATCGCCCACGTTCAACCTTATCCAGCTGGACTATAAGAACATCAAGGCCGTGCTTGGCGGCACGCTTGTAGGGCCGGCGGATGCCCCGACCGGCTGGAAGGCCCCGACCGAACTGGTGAACCTTTCCGGTCCGTGGACCATCAAGTTCGTATCCGGGCAGACGATGTCCATTCCGAACGGCACCATCCTTGCGAACCTTGGCGGGAAGCTGACGCTGACGGAGGTTTCCAAGCTGGAATGCCAGCTGAAGGTGAACAAGCCGGAGGACGGCTCTTCTCCTTACGAAATCAATGACACCGCGGCAGTGGAGGACTAACGCATGGACGAGCGTGAAGCGAGAAAGGTGCAGAGGGAGGCATCCGAGGCATTGCTTGACCTGGGTGTCTCCCTTCCCCTGAAGGAATGGCGCCTGCCTTTCATGAAACGCCCCGTGCGGTGGCGTGTGACCATGCGCCGCCCGCGCCTTGCCGGGCAGATATGCATCGTGAGGCTGTATCTCTCGATGGACGTCTCCCCCGAGGAGGTTTCCGCCTTTGCCGGGCGTGAGCGGCTGGAGTTCCTGGCACGGAACGGCGTCAAGATATCCCGTATGGTAGCCCATACCCTCTGCCGCGGTCCGGTGAGCCGGCGGCTTTTTGTCCGCCCCGTGGCGTGGTTCCTGCGTGAGGCCGTGGAGCACCGTTTCCTGCTGGGCGCCCTGGAGAAGTTCATCAGCCTGATGGGCAGCGAGTCTTTTACGAGTATTATCAGCTCGATCGATCGGGCGAACCCGATGAAGTTGAGAATGAGCCAAAGAAGGAAGGGGAGTTAAGGACCGAGTTTGAAGGTTCCCATAGCCCCTTCGGTTTTATCTGGAACATCGCGAGCGCCACCGGCTGGACTGTCGGGTACATCCTGGAGAAGGTGAACTACCAGACGCTCATCCTGATGCTGTCCGATGCCCCGCGTTACGTCCGCCGGTCAGCAGCTGACTCCAAGGTTCCGCAAAGCGGTGGCGGCGAGGTGGATCCGGAAGCCGCCGCCCGTGAAGCCGGCGACATAGTGAATTTTTACCAAAGCAATTTAGAACTGTAAACGATGAAGCCCGTAGAAATCGAATTCCTGATGAAGGACAACCTGACGGGGGGCCTTGACAAGGCCGGCCTTGCCGTCGACATCCTTGCCGAGAAATCGGAGAAGGCCGCCGCTGCCATCAACGCCCGTATTTTAGAGCAGCGCAAGGTCATCGACCGGGTGAATTCCGACCTGCACCGGATGGAAACGCAGCTCCAGAACATGAAGCCCGGCCCGGCACAGGCGGAACTTGCCGCCGACGTGGCGGCCTGCCGCAAGGTCCTGGATGAGGAGCGTGCCGCCCTTGAAGGGCTTGAAAAGGAGCACCGCGAGGCGGAGAAGAGCGTCCGGAACCTCCGTAAGGAGTACGAGCGTATCTCCCTGGAGGAAGAACGTGCCGTCGCCGGTAGCAAGAGCCTGACCGACAAGATCCGGGAGCAGAAGGAAGTCATCGGGCAGATTGAAAGCGACATCAAGTCGCTGGAGAAAGCCTACCAGGGGGCCGCACCCGGCAAGGCGAAGGTAGCCGCCTTGGATGAACTGAACGCCGCGAAGAAAACGCTTGAAGAGGAAAAGGGCGCCCTTGCCGGGCTCCAGGCTGAACAGGAGAAGACGCGTGCAAGCAGCAAACGCCTTTCCATGCAGCTGCGTGAGCTCCAGGACAACATGGCCCGCCTGCGGCTGGAAGGGAAACAAGACACCGAGGAGTACCGGAAGATGGCACAGCAGGCCGCTCTTCTTTCCGACACGCTTGCCGATCTGAACACCCAGACGAAGATCCTCTCGCACGATGACGCGAACCTCCAGGGCTTCATGTCGGGCGTGAGCGGCCTTGCCGGTCTGTTCACCACGGCCACCGGCGCGCTGTCTCTTTTCGCTTCGGAAAACGAGAACCTGGCAAAGATCCAGACGCGCGTGCAGAGCGTGATGGCCATCACGATGGGGTTGCAGCAGGTGTTCAATACGCTGAACAAGGATTCCGCTTTCCGGCTGGTGACGGTCGTGAAGATGAAGAACCTGCTGACGGCTGCCAACACCCGGCTGGCCGTTGCCCTGGGCATCTCCACCGGTGCGGCGCAGGCCCTGATGGCCACGCTGACGCTGGGCCTTTCAGCCGTCATCACGGGGCTTATTGTCCTTTGGGACAGATACAGCGATGCGCAGGAGAAAGCGGCTGAAAAAGCGAAAGAACGGGTAAAAATCGAGTCCGACGGCCGCGCACAGATGATCCGGACCCGTTTCGAGATCGAGAGCACGCTGGCGAGCCTGAAGAAGTTCACCGGCACGAAGGACGAGGAGAAGGCCAAGGTGGAGGAACTGAACCGCAAGTACGGCGAGAGTTTCGGGTATTACGACACGATCGCCCAGTGGTACGATATCCTCCAGCAGAAGGGTGAGAAATACATCCAAATGCTTTTCTTGCAAGCCAAGGTACAGAGCCTTGTGAACAAGGCCACGGAGGCCGACGAGAAGGTGAACGAGATCAAGGCCAGCCGGCCGGAAGACGTGGACGGCTCGATGGGCTGGTTCGCACGCATGGGGCTTTACATGGCCCAGAGCGATTCGTACGGACAGGTGGACGCGCAGGCCCTGATCTCGGAATACAACAAGGAGGCGAAGGAGAAGGCGCTGCGTGAGGCCGAGAAAGTCCGCGACGACTATCTGGCCGAGGCGCGTAAGCTGCAGGAGGAGTATCTGGATATCGGCAAGGAGTTCGACCTTGGCGACCATGCCAAGCCCGACCCGAATGCCGCCAAAAAGGAGCAACAGTCGGAAGAGCAGCGTGCCTCGGAACTTCTGAAGCTCCAGATGAAGAACCGCCAGGCGGAGATCGACCTTCTGAAGGAGAGCGGTGAGAAACGCCGCCGCCAGATCCGCCTGAACTACGACAAGGAGATCGCCGAACTTGCCGCCCGGGAGAAGAAGTGGCGGGACGCACAGAAGGGCGAACTGACCGGCGGGCAGGAATCCTCCCTGAAGGAGGCACGGGAAAAGGCCGCGGCGGTACGTGACGGCGACCTGGCAAAGGTGACAAAGGAAGAGAATGACGCCGCCCGCCAGTCCATGCTCGACTACCTGAAGGAATATGGCACGTACCAGCAGAAGAAGCTGGCCATCGCTGAGGAATACGCGGAGAAAATCCGCAAGGCGCAGGAGGAGGGCAACTATGCCGAGGTATTGCGCCTTTCCCGCCAGCAGAAGGAAGAAACGGCTGCCGCCGAGATTGCCAGCCTGAAGGCCGACATTGACTGGGACGGCCTTTTCGGCAACTTCGGAGGGCTGCTCGAGGAGCAACTTCGCCCCACGCTGGAAAAGTTGAGAAAGTACGCCGCCTCCGACGAGTATAAAAACGCGAGTGCCGAGGACAAGCAGGTGATCAGCGAGCTGATCGCGAAGCTGGAGGACCGGAGTGCGGGTGGTATTAACCGGAACATGTTCAAGGACGTTTCCCGTGACCTTTCCGCTTACCAGACGACGCTGCGTTCTCTGACGGAGGCGAAAGAAAGGGAGAAGGCCGCGGCCGACGCTTTGGTGGTGGCGCAGGAAAAACAGAAGAAAGCCGCTGAAAGCGGTGACCCCGGCGCCCTGAAGGAAGCGGAAGAACTGGTGGCTACCGCGCAGGAAGCTTTCGACGCCGCCTCGGCGAGCGTGGCCACCCTGACAGA